CTCCTCCGGCCCGATCTCGAATGAGGAGCTGAAATCGGCCTTCAACGAATGGATCGACGGCGCCCAGTTCATTTGGGTGAACGAGCTTATGTCCATGGGTCGTCTCGACACCATGAACAAGCTCAAGGAATACATCACGACGGACGTTATCCGCGTGAACCGGAAGGGCATCAGCACCTATTCATACCAATCGTGCGTCAACTTTATGCTTTTCTCGAACCACGAAGACGCGGCCAGCATTGAAGACGGCGATCGGCGCTATTTCGTCTGGTCATCCAAGGCGACCAAGCGTCCACAGTCCTACTATGCCGGCTTGTGGGGCTGGTTCCGCTCCGGCGGCCGCGAGATCCTGCACCACTACCTGAAGCATCGTCCGCTCGATGCCTTCGATCGGCATGCGCCGGCGCCGATGACCGAGGCAAAGGAGCGCATCATCCGCGAGAGCGTGCCGGATTGGGTCGCCTACCTCACCGAGGCGCATGTCGACGCGGCCAAGCCGTTGCAGCACGATCTCGTGAACGTCCTCGATCTCTGCACCTGGCTCGCGGACAAGACGCGCTTCCACGTCACGCCCCACAAAATCGGCCGCTGGCTCGAGAGCATCGGGGCCGTGAGGCTCGAAGAGCAGATCATGGTTGATGGTGTGCGTCGTCGCATCTGGGCGATCCGCGATCTTGAGCACTGGACTTCGGTCTATGCCCGGCCCGGAGTCGAGTACAGAAAGATCAGCGAAGCCTGAGCCAGCTTCCTTCCCTACCCGCATGTCTGGAGCCGCCCCTTTCGGGCGGCTTTCGTTCTTCTGGACGATGCGCTTGCACACTTTGCACACTTTGCCTTTTCGAAGTGTGCAACCCTAAGTCACTGGAAATGTTGAGCTTACTCACTATGCACACTTTACTCACTTCATTTTGGGATTTTACGTGAGCAGAGAAAAATTCCCGGAGCCGCTAGGCCAAAATTTCACGCGCCCACATAAAAACCCCGGCGAAAGCGTGCAAAGCGTGCAGAGTGAGTAACCCTTTGATTTGTCGGCAAAACCGTCTCGTGTCAAAGCGTGCAGGAAGCGTGCAAAGCGTGCGCAGGCCTTCTGCTCGCGCCGACATTCAGGTACGATCCTCGTCGACCCAGCGCACCCGGAGGCAGCTCGCATAGGAGCCGCCTTTGGTTATCTTCGGCATCGTCCCGAGCCTCACCGGCGCCGCCCCCGGTCATCCGTCCTTGCTCCTCTCGTTCACCCGCATCGGGTTCGCCACCTGATGCGGGCCGCGACCGCGACCGAAGCACAGCTTCAGAAGGCCATCGTCGACACGCTCCGATGGCGCGGATGTCTCGTCTTCGCGGTCCCGAATGGCGGCAAGCGAGCCAAGATCGAGGCCGCCCGCATGGTCGGGCAGGGCACGCTCGCGGGGGCACCAGACCTCGTCGTCATCCTGCCCGGCGGCGGCACGCTCTGGCTTGAAGTGAAGACCGCGAAAGGCCGCGTGGAGCCGCATCAGGCCGAGCTACACGATCGCATGCGGCGCCTGGGGCATGACGTTCGCGTCGTTCGCTCGATTGATGACGCACTCGCCTCGGTCGATCCGAGGCAGGCCGCGGCGTAGTTTTCTGAACACCTGAAAGGAAATGGGGGGATGGGGAAGCGGGGGGGCCGGACGGCCGTCGCGATTGTCGATGGTGGGCCGCCGGAGCGCGCCGAGCACGCGAACGTGGTTGAGCGCACGGTCTACAACACGGCCGGGAGTGCGATCGGCAAGGGCCGCCGCGCCGTCTCGTCCATCGAGCGCGTGCGCGGCCTCGACGACGACCAGCGCGAGGCCGCCGAGCGGCTCCGCGCCGACTACGAGTGCGCTGTCCATGGCGTGGTTGACCGGGACGCGCCGGCGACGGAGCGCGTGCAACGCGGCCGGCGCTCGATGGAGCCGACCGAGATGCAGGTCGAGGCGAGTCGCAGGCTGGCATCTGCGCGCCTGGTGCTCACGGGCTTCGAGCGGCCTGTGGTCGAGGCCGTGGTCTGCGACGAGCTGACAATCGAGCTCGTGGCGCAGCTGCGCCGCATGCACCATGCCGAGGCGAAGGGCGTGCTGCGGGCGGGCCTCGCGCGCCTGGCGATCGCCTATGGCATCACGAGGCGCGCAGCGTGATCTTGACAGCCTCCGGCGGAACAGCGATAGAAGCGCACCCTTGGGATCAGCGCGCCCCGGCCTTACGGCTGGGGCGTTTGCGTTTCCGGAGCACCCCATGCCCGCAGGTCGACCGACGAAGTACCGCTCCGCGCGGTGCGCCGACGTGCGCGCGCTCGGCGCCGAGGGCAAGAGCCGAGTCCAGATCGCCGCGGCGCTCCGCATTTCGCGCGTGACCATGCTCGCCTGGGCGGAGGCGCATCCGGAGTTCCGTGAGGCCCTCGACGAGGCGCGCGACCTTGCGCAGGCATGGTGGGAGGATCTCGGGCAGCAAGCGGCCATGGGGATGGTGAAGGACTTCGCCGCTGTCGGTTGGATCTTCCAGATGAAGAACCGCTTCCCCGACAGCTACCGCGACCGGCACGAGCACGACGTCACGGGCTCCATGACGGTCGCGGCGACGATCGATCGTCCGCCGCGCGAGTCCCGCGAGGAATGGCTGAAGCGACGCGAGGCCGAGCTTGGCGCATCCGTGGTCGCCCCAGCCCGGCCCGCAGGCTGAGGCGATCGCCGCCGACTGGTGCCCCGAGCTTCTGTACGGGGGCGCGCGCGGCGGCGGGAAAACGGACTTCCTGCTCGGGGACTGGTTGCAGGACGTGCCGACTTACGGCCCGCTGTGGCAGGGCATCGCCTTCCGGCGAACCTATGACCCCGAGCTGCGCGAGACGATGCGCCGGGCGCACCAAGTCTTCCCTGAGGCGGGCGGGTCGTGGTCGGAGAGCGATCGCGAGTGGCGGTGGAGCAATGGCGCGATCCTGCGCCTGCGCTACCTCGAGCGGCCCGAGGACGCGCAGCGGTACCAGGGCCACGCCTACACCTGGATCGGCTGGGACGAGCTTACGCAGTGGCCCTCGGACGAGGGCTATCGGAAGATGTTCGCGACCCTGCGATCCGCCGGCGGGCCGGTGCCGACGAAGCGAGTGCGCAGCACGGCGAACCCCGGCGGCGCCGGGCACCAGTGGGTCAAGGCGAGGCTGATCGACCCGGCGCCAGGCGGCTTCCGGCCAATCGTCGACGACGTCACCGGCATCGAGCGCATGTTCATCCCGTCCCGCGTCTGGGACAACCGGCTGCTGCTGGCGGCGGACCCCGGCTATGCCGACCGGCTGCGCGGCGTCGGCTCGGCCGCGCTGGTGCGCGCCTGGCTCGACGGCGATTGGAGCGTGATCGAGGGCGCCTTCTTCGACTGCTGGCGATCCGACCTGCACGTCGTCGAGCCGCACGAGCTGCCGGCGCATTGGACGCGGTTCGTCACGATGGACTGGGGCTCGGCGAAGCCCTTCAGCGTCGGATGGTACGCGGTCAGCGACGGCGAGCTGCCGCAGTACCCGGCCGGCGCCCTGATCCGCTACCGCGAGTGGTACGGGGCGAAAGGGCCGAACATCGGCCTGAAGCTCACGACGGAGGCCGTCGCCGACGGGATCATGGCGCGCGAGCAGCTGGGCGAACGGATCGCCTATCGCAAGTGCGACCCGTCGATGTTCATCGAAGACGGCGGCCCGTCGATCGCTGAGACGATGTTCCGTCACACGCGCCGCGCACTCGCCTGGCAGCCCGCGGACAACAAGCGCCTGCCCGGCTGGACGCAGGTGCGGCAGCGCCTCGTCGGGTTCGATGGCCGGCCGATGCTCTACGTCTTCTCGACCTGCCCGGACCTGATCCGGACGTTGCCGGCACTCCAGCACGACGAGAAGAAGCCCGAGGACGTCGACACCGAGGGCGAGGATCACGCCGGCGACGAGCTGCGGTACGCGTGCATGTCGCGGCCGTTTACCGCGCCGATCCCCCTGCCGAAGCCCGACCCGAACGCTCCGAAGGGCCTGACCTTCGCCGAGGTCGCGCGGCGCGCGCATGCCCGGCAGAAAGGACGCATCCGCTGATGAACCAGGTCGGCGCCGTCGAGCAGCCCGAGAGCAAGAGCGGTGAGCCCGACGACGTCGTGCGCCGCTGGCTGCGCGAGATCGACCTCGCGGCCAAGGATCCGGCCATGACGCGCTGGCGCGAGCGTGCGCGGGCCATCAGCGACCGGTACCGGCACGAGGCGAGCCGCGAGGACGGCACGCGCCGGTTCGCGATGCTCTGGTCGAACATCGAGACGCTCAAGCCGGCGGTCTACGCCCGCGCGCCGAAGGCCGAGATCAGCCGTCGGTTCAAGGATGCCGACCCGGTCGGCCGCATGGCGTCCGAGATGCTCGAGCGCGCGTCGAACATCGTGATCGACTGCAACGACATCGACGGGACGCTGCGCCGCGTGCGCGACGACTTCCTGCTGATCGCCCGCGGTCAGGGGTGGGTCCGGTACAAGCCGGAGCTGCGCCAGGTGGCACCGTCGGGAGGCGAGCCCTACGACGAGGTCGCCTACGAGCGCGTCTGTGTCGACTACGTCCACTGGGACGACTTCGGCCACACCGTCGCGCGGACATGGCCGGAGGTACGGGCCGTCTGGCGCCGGGTCTTCCTGACGCGCGATGAGCTCGTGAAGCGCTTCGGCGAGAACGCCGCGGCCGTCAGCCTCGACCACGCACCGACGGGCACGAGCGACAAGGGCGGCGATGCCGACCCGGCGCTGAAGAAGGCGACGGTCTACGAGATCTGGGATAAGGTCGACCGCAAGGTCTACTTCATCCCGAAGAGCGGCCAAGAGCCGCTGGCGGTCGAGGACCCGCCGCTGAGCTTCGAGGGCTTCTTCCCGTGCCCGCGTCCGGCCTATGGCACGCTGACGAACGACAGCACGGCGCCGATCCCCGACTTCATCTACTGGCAGGATCAGGCCGAGGAGATCAACGACCTCACGCAGCGCATCGCGATGCTGACCGACAGCCTCAAGCTGGTCGGCTTCTATGCGGCGGGCCCGGACGGCGACGGGGGGGCCGCGATCCAGAAGGCGCTGAAGCCCGAGACGCAGAGCGAAATGATCCCGGTCGACAGCTGGGCGGCGTTCGCCGAGCGCGGCGGCGTCAAGGGGCTGATCGAGTGGCTGCCGGTCGACATGGTCGTCAAGGTCCTGACCGGCTGCTTCGAGGTCCGGAAGCAGCTGGTGCAGGACGTCTACGAGATCACCGGCATCT